CGCTAACAAATTCAATAGCTGCTTTAATTGCATCTACTATAATTTGCCAAGCAGCTCAAATTGCTAACGCTATGGGTCAAACACTTCAAGTAACTACTGCTGCTATTGGTGCATTATCTAATGCAAATATTAAAGGGTCAGTTGCAGGAACTGGATTACAGGCTATTTTAACAAGATTAGCATCAGATAAAAAAGCTCAAAAAACAATGGCCGAATTAGGAGTAGCTATATTTGATTCATCAGGACACATGAGAGATTTTTCACAAATTATGGTAGAAACTTCTAAAGCAATGGAAGGAATGAGTGATGCTCAGAAAGCACATATTGGAAAAACTATAGGAGGACAAGAGGCTTTAAAATCATTTTTTGTATTAACTGCTAATGGAGCTCATGATATAGATGATTTACAATCAATTTTGTACGATGCAGTTGGAGCAGCACAAGAAATGGCAGATATTAGAATGAACAACTTAGCAGGACAATGGGAACAGTTAACAGGTGCTTTCTCAGGATTTTTATTAGCAGTCGGAGAAAAACTTGCACCTACAGTATCTACAATAGTAGTTAAACTAACTGATTTATTTACTTATCTATCTACAAATCTACCAACGATGGATCAGGTAACTGCATTTCTTGAAAAGTGGCAACCACTATTTTTAATAGTTGGTGGAGCTATAACAGGAGCAATGATTCCTGCATTAATTGCACTTGGAAGTGCAGCTTTAGCAGCTGCAGTTGCATTTATACCTGTTGCAATTGCTATGGCACCTTTTATTTTAGGTGGTGCTTTAATTGGTGGGATTATTGCAGGTATTATCTGGATTGTTAAAAATTGGGATATGCTTAGTGCAAAAGCAACTGAAATTTGGGGAAAAATATCATCAAAACTATCGGAAATAATGGATCAGATAGTAACTTATATTGAAGATAAATGGAATAAATTTACTAGTTTTTTATCAGGAGTATGGGAAAGTATAACTAATGGAATTTCAACAGCATGGGAAGGAATGAAATCAGTAATAGGTTCTGCAATAGACTCTATAGTTTTGTTTGCAACTGAAAAATGGAATACATTTACAGATTTCTTATCAGGAGTATGGGAAGCAATTAAATTAGGGGCAACTATAGCCTGGGAAATACTAAAAAGTATTGTTTTAGGTACAATTTTTTTGATGATTGGGTTAATTATTGGATATTTTGATTCAATGGGCATTGATATTGTGCAAGTAATTACTGTAATGAAAGACAAAATAGTTGCTGCTTGGCAAATTATAGTAGATGCAATTAAAGCAGCTATTGAATTTGTTAGCGAAACTGTTAAATCTATGCTAACTGCCATATCAGAAGCATGGAATGCAGCTTGGACTGCAATTGGTAATTTTATAGGACCAATATGGGAAACGATTACAACTGCAATTTCAGACGCATTAGAATGGATCGGTTTAAAGATACAGGAAGGAATGGCGTGGGTAACAGAAATTATTAATACTGCTTTAACTTGGATTTCTGAAACATGGAATATAGCATGGACTACCGTTTCAGATTTTTTTGGTGGAATATGGAAAAGTATCTCAGGTGCATCTAAGCAAGGGATGGAATCAATAAGGAATGCAATAACATCTTTTATGGAACCTATTAAAAACGCTTTTTCTGGGATATGGAATGGTGTAAAAGAAATAGGTTCAAGTGCTATGGATTCACTAAAATCTATGATTACCGCAGCGTTCAATTGGATTATTGAAAAAGCTAATGCTTTTATCGGAAAGATTAACGATATTATTGCAAAAGGTGCTGGTGCCGTTGGAGTTTCTGCACCCCCACAAATACCTAAGATTCCTGCACTTGCTGAGGGTGGAATTGTGAGAAGACCAACACTTGCCATGGTCGGAGAAGCAGGACCAGAGGCAGTATTACCTTTATCTGGCGCAGGAGCTGGTGGCTATGGTGGAATTACTTTGAATATAAGCGGAAATCAATTTTTAGATGAATATGCAGCTGAAAGAATGGGAGATATGATCGTTGAGATTTTAAAGAGAAATACAAGAGTATAATATGGCATTAACCGTAACAATCGATGGAGTAGACAGAACCAGGCAAATTGATTGGAAGAGTTTACGTATACAAAATGTTCTAACCAATAGGGTTGATACTTGTGAGTTTACTATTTTAAATTACGGAACTAAGACATATTCTCCAAATCTAGGTAACGAGGTTATTGTTTCGCTAGATGGGACTACTGTATTTGGTGGTGTTATTTTAACCACAGATCAATCTCCAGAATCTTATAAAGTAATGGGTACAAAAATAAATTGTATAGATTACTCGAGAACAATGGATGGCAAACTTGTAGTAGAGAGTTATACGAGTAGAAGTATCACGTATATTATTACGGATATTGTTAGTAGATATGCACCATCTGGTTTTACCTATACAAATGTAAATGGTGCGTTTGTGATTGATTATATCTCATTTAATTATTTAACGATTTCTAAATGTCTTAAACAGCTCGCAGAACAGGTGAATTATGATTGGTACGTAGATTATGATAAAGACATACATTTTTTTGCTAAAGAAGATAATCCAGCACCGTTTGATTTAAATGATAATGACGGAAGTTACGTATTTGATTCTTTATCCATTAAATCTGACAATTCTCAAGTAAGGAATGTTGTTATTGTTGAGGGTGGAGAATATGTAGCAAATACATTAACTTCTGTTTTAGAAATGAATGGAACAGATTATGTTATTAATATTGGATATAAATTTAATACACTTGCCGCAACACTTAGTTCAACTAACTTAAATCTTGGTATTGATTTCTCTTCTGACCCTGATGATTATGATGGTTTATGGAATAGAGATGAAAAAGTTATTAAATTTAAAGAAACAGATATTCCAAGTGTAGGGTCTCTCCTTACTTTAGTTGGTGACCCATTTTTACCTGTTATTGTAAAGAAAAAGGATAATGTTTCTGTTCAGGCTATGGTGAGTGCTGAAGGGGGAGACGGTGAATATGAATATTACATTAATGACCCAACTATTAATTCACAGGAAGGTGCAAAAGCTCGTGCTACTGGTGAATTATTTGCGTATGCAAGTAGTGTGGTTGATGCTTCATTTGAGACAGAACAAGATGGTTTACGAAGTGGTCAGCAAATAAGAATTAATAGTACACAAAGAAATATTGATCAACGGTATATCATTAATCGTGTAACTATGAGAATGAGAACACCAAGTACATTCAAATACTCAGTATCATTAGTTTCAACTCGAACTTTTGGATTAGTAGAGATATTACAACAACTTGTAGCTGGTAGAAGTAGAGACCAAAATTTAAATAAGAAGAAGGTTTTAAATAGAATTGAGGCAGCAGATGAACATATTACTATTACCGATAGTGTTTCAATTGGTTCTCAGACTGAAGCTACAGAAACAATAACATTTGGTGAATCGACTACTGTTCAAAGTATTGATTATAATGTTGATTTTGTAGCTGGACCGTATGTATGGGGTGGAGAAGGTTCAGGGGATCATAAACGTCTTTTTCTAGTCACAGGATCAAGATTGGGGTAATATTAATAATTTTAAAAATATATGAATGAAGAATGTATAAGTCTTGTCGGTAAATACTTATTTACCTTACGAGATGAAAAAACAAATAAAATTACTAAATTATATAGATATAACAATCTAGTTCCTACAGTTGGAAGAACATTACTAGCAAATAATTTAACTGATAATTCACCAACTAATGACCCTTTTGTTAATTATGTAGCATTAGGAAGTAATGCAGCTGCGCCTACAAATGCAGATACGCAATTAGGGACTGAGGTATACCGTAATACAACCGCGTCAGCAACTAATAGTAATAATATCGCATACGTGACAGGTTTCTTTAGTGCAGCAGAAACAAGTGGAACCTATGCAGAAGCAGGTATATTTGCAAATGGAACAGCATCAGCAAATAGTGGTGTTTTAGTATCTCATGTAGCTATTTCTGTAACGAAATCAGGTGTCGAAACCTTAACCGTGGATTGGACCCTTACTATTTCATAGATTTATTTTAAATATTTTAAAAAAATAATATGGCAGAAGCAAAAGATGACTGGTCAGCTGGTGACGAAGTCACTGCTGCACAAATAAATACACATGGGGCTAATATTAATAATGCTGGAGGTTTTAGAGATACCTATAATGCTGGAGAAACTATTAATGGCGCAACATTGCCTGTAGCTGTTTATAGATTATCAGCTGATTCAGAAATTTATGCTTGTGACCCAGATGATACTACAGAGCTAAATTTTTTAGGATTTGCAATATCGAATAGTACAAATGGTAATCCTATCAGTATTCAGACTGAGGGTATTGTAACTGGTTTTTCAGGTCTTACTATAGGTTCAAAATATTATGTTCAAAGTAACCAAACTTTAGGTACTACTGTAACACCAATTCAAGTTGGATACGCAATAAGTACTACTGAAATTTTAATCTCGTCAAAATCACTCTCTAAGAATTGTAAAAAATTAGTTAAGGATGTATGTGATACATTGTCCTTTCCTTCTTTTCTTAAAGCCCACACCATGACACCAAATACGACGGTTCCTATTGAAGACACTATGGCTATTACATTTACCACTGAATCTAAATCAATTCCCATATTATCTCAATAGTATTTCTATTTGTGCGCGTAAACGCATAATTTTAGTTAAATCTTCTTTACTCTCATCTTTAAAACCGTTGTTTATCTTTTCTGTATCCAGTATTTGTAATAATTTTTCTTTTAATTCTCGTTTTTTCATATTTTTACATGATTGCATAACAAATAGCATGATCAACGGTGATATCACCTACGACAGCACTCTCAAAATCAACTGTAATTTGTAATGTAAGCGCTCCAGTACTAGTCTCAGCAGCTGTTCCTTCATCAAAACCCTGTATTACATCTATATTTATTGCTGGATTTAAAATTGCAGTAGCTCCAGTGGTTGTTAAATCAACCTGTAATGATCCTTTCTGAGCATTTGTTGCTCCATTTCCCAAAATCATAGCATCAATATAGCCTAATGGAGACATAGAAGCATCATCATTTGTAACAC